ACAAAGCGTTTTCTTCTTCAGACATAGACTTCTCCTAAGTCCGTTGCGTTCCCTCGGATATCGAAGGATACGGGGTAGTAGGTCATTTCCTGTCTATCCCACTTGAGGACGGAAAACCTACCATTGATGGATGCTGCTATAGCGCAACATAATCCGATAGCGGCGGGATCACCTATTAGTAATAGGTAATCGTCGTCGTTGAAATCCAATAGCTTTCTCTTAAGCCTAGCTACTTCAGGCCCAGTGGAAAGCATCAGATTAGTCTTGGCTGGAAGCAGCAACTGCAACTCGCCGTATTTTGCGGCGGGTACAAGGTTTCTCCCAGATACCTCTTGGACGATATAAACGGTCATTTCTAATTTCTCCTTTATAGGTAGATACCTTAACCTCTAGGCTTTTCGGAAGTAAAGCCGTATTACTTGTATTAGTCTATTTAGAAATAAAAAATTTTTTAAAAAAATTAACAGAATCGTCTAATAGAGTAATAGATCTAATAATTTAGAGTCTAAGTTACTGTTGCGTAAGAGGAATCTGTAAGTGTTGAAAACAATAGAATCTATTAGAACTATTAGAGAGGCCTCGTAACACAAAGAAATCATTTCTTTTCTTTATATATATTCTTAAACTTCTTTATAGAACTTAGAAAGGAACATCGTTGAAGTACGAATTCAAGACGCAACCGTTTGCGCATCAGAAAACAGCGCTTACCCGTTCTTGGAATAAGAAGTCTTATGGGCTTTTTATGGAGATGGGGACAGGCAAGTCTAAGGTGCTCATAGACACCATAGGTATCCTGTATGGCAAGGGAGCTATAGATGCGGCTGTCATAATTGCACCGAAAGGCGTATTCAAAAACTGGTCTACTAAAGAGATCCCTGACCACATGCCTGAGTATATTGACCGTCATGTAGCGGTGTGGTCTCCTGCTCCTCGCAAAGACGAAAAAGCTGCACTGATGAAGTTGTTCGACATTAACGTAGATAAGTTAAAGATCTTCGTTATAAACGTCGAAGCTCTAAGCACTAAGAAAGGTGTCAAGTTTACTGAAAACTTTATCTTAGGACACCAGACACTACTCGCGGTTGATGAATCTACAACGATAAAAAACCCGAAAGCAGCACGAACGAAGGCTATTGTCAAACTAGCTAAGAACACTAAGTTCAAAAGATTGTTAACAGGGTCGCCAATTACTAAATCTCCCCTTGATTTATACAGTCAAACAGAAGTCTTAGGTTCAGCGATGTTAGGGTACACCTCGTTCTACTCTTTTCAGAACCACTTCGGAGAGGTCGTAAATCGCTATTTTGGGGGCCGTACCGTTAGGCAGGTAGTAGGGTATAGGAACCTAGAGGAGCTTACTAAGAGACTAGATACGTTCTCTTATAGGGTATTAAAAAAGGACTGCCTAGACCTCCCCGATAAGATGTATATCCGTAGAGACGTTACGCTTACAGCGGAACAGAAGAAACTGTATTCTGAATTAAAAGAATTAGCGATTACTGAGCTTGAAAATAAAGAAACAATAAGTGTTACGAATATACTCACCCAGTTGCTCAGGCTACACCAGATCGTATGTGGTCATGTAAAAAGCGATGACGGAACAGAGACTCCTATAGAGAGTAACCGAATCGACGAACTATTAGAAGTCATCGGAGAGATGCAGGGTAAAGTCATCATCTGGGCGAACTATCGACAAAACATATTAGAAATCGTAGAAACGTTACAAGGGCTGTTTGGAGTGGACTCTGTAGCTGGGTATTTCGGAGATACCGACACAGATGAACGAGAACGTGCGATTAAAGATTTCCAAGACCCTGAATCACCGCTACGGTTTTTCGTAGGTAATACACAGACAGGAGGCTACGGTATCACGCTTACCGAAGCACAAAACGTAATCTACTATTCAAACAGTTTTGATTTAGAGAAACGATTGCAATCAGAAGACCGCGCCCATCGTATTGGACAAGTCAACAAAGTTACTTATGTTGATCTAGTATCTAAAGATACGATAGACGAAAAGATTGTAACAGCTTTGCGCAATAAACTTGACCTCGCCCAAGAAGTCTTAGGCGATGAAAAGTGGAAGAACTGGTTAGGCTGACATCGCGTCTAATTCAGCTAGAGCAGCTTCGAGAGACGCCCTAGCTTCTGCGACAGAACCAGTATTGTCTACAGCAGCTTGAGCTAAGGCACTGCCAATAACCATTGGACTATCTTCCATCGCGGGTTCGGGAGGCATCATCTCACCTTCACCACCTAACGCAGCTAGAAGTTCGCCCATGCGATCATCAGCAGCAGGTTCTGCAGCAGGAGGCATCGGCGCTGGAGGCATCGGCCCACCCATCATTGGGTCTGCAGCCTCATCTCTCATCTGGTCTAAGCGGCTGGGCATTTCGTTAAGTGGCATAGCCATAATTAATTCCTTGGTACGTTCGGCCTAAAAGCATTTTGAAAAGGTTGGACATTAGTTTGGAAATTAGTTAAATCCATAATGCCGTTGGAAATTTGACCGCCTTGATTGTAGCCCCCAGGATCATCATCAGGCATTACGGTAAGACCGTATTGTCTACCATCAGCCCCAGCGGTAGTTGCACTGGTCGGAGAAGAGCCTCTATATGAAGCGCCCCCTGTAAACGGATTACTATATTGAGTGCTTATCAACGGGAGACTTGCTTGACCGTATTCTTCAGCAGTAACTGGGGCATCGTATGCACTATAGCTAGGTGTAAATGTTTTTAGATAAGTGCTAAACGGATCTTGTCCTAATCCTTGTCTTTGACCAGCAATAAGATTTGCCATTGGACTGCCTCCAGGAAGGAAAGAAGCCCCTGAACTAAATTGTGAAGTAGATCCTGTTCGTGGACCGCTTGGCACTGCCCCCGCGAAGAAAGTGTTTAAATCATCTTTAGTTTTATTAATTTGTGCATTAACAGCATCAGCTTCATATTGATCAGTTACGTTTTGATATTGAGTTTCTAACTCACCTAGTTTATCGGTAAGCCCTTTAATAACATCGTCGTAATCATTAGCTGTAGCTTCTGCTAGTTGCTCAGGTGTAACGTATTGTCCTTCCTGAGGAAGATAGCTTTCTAATTGCTCAGGAGTTAAGTAGTTTTGGAACATACTTTCAAGCCCTGCAAGATCCTCTTGAGTAGCGTAACTTCCAAGTTGTTCTTGAGTAGCATATGTGCTCATATCAACATCAGGGCTATACCCTTCTAGTTGACTGCTAATTAAATCGCTGACTTGTTCTTCTGTTAGCCCCGAGGCTGCGGCTATTTCCGCAATCTCTTCTTCAGTAATCTCTTCATCTGAGTCATCAATATCAGCGATAGCTTGGTCAATTAAATTAGCTATTTCTTCTCTGGTGAGGATTCCTGATTCAAACAACTGAGCAAGCTGCTCTTCACTTAATTCAAAACCGCCTTCAATTAAAGACAGGACATCATCTTTAGTGAGATCCCCTGCGTCGATTCTTCGTTGTATTTCTTCTGGGGTTAACGTACCCGTAGTAAGCATGTCTTGAATAGTTTGCGTAACCGTTTCTTGGCTTACGCCTGTATCAACAGGAGCAGCGGTTTGAGTTCCCCCCGTTATCCCTGCGTTTGACAATAAACGATCAAGAATCGTCTCTATCTCTTGTTCTCTAAGCTCTACAGATTGAGCAGGATTGTAGCCCCCTTGTCCATATACTAAGTCAGCACCTTCAGTCGAGAGTCTTTGTTCACGAAAAATCTCTTCAGCTAACTCTCGTAATTCGTCTCTGGTAGCGTTACCAGTAGGAATGTTAGAAAGAGCTTCCGTAAGATCTTTTGAACTAACTGTATCTGCGCTAGTCAACGCTTGTGATATTTGACTAGCTACATCTTGTTCAGAAACACCTGAAGAAATATTCGCTAATCTTTCTTCGAGATCCGCGATGTTTACAGAAAAATCTGGCAAGTTTTGATTAGCTAACGCCTCTGCTACTGACTTCTGTATTTGAGCTGAGATATCTGGGTTAGAAAATTTACTCATATCTGGGACAAACCCAATATTAGGCTCACCGCCTACAAACATTTTACGAGGTTTGACTTCGCCGCCGTAAGCCATTCGGTCGAAGTCAGGTAATGGTGGCTCGAATACTTTAATCTTCATCGTCAAACATCCTTGAGAACAAATCGGAAACGCCTTCTACATTTCCTTGAACATCTTTTACAGCTCTATCGAATCTATCTTCACCCGTTTCTGATCCAATATCTACTTCGCGGGAGATTGCCAATGCTCCTAAAAATTTATAAAACTCACGACGAGATAACTGTTTTTGTCTGTCATTCAATAAAGTTTTTAGTTTTTGAGGATCAGCTAGAACTGCTAACAAATCACTTTTAGCTTTGTCTCTATAACCAGATACGAAAGCTGTGATTCTTCTACCTGTTTGAGTTAGAGGAGGTATCAGAATCCTTTGAGCTATAGCGGTTTCTTCTAAATGATCATCAATCGTTTGATTACCCGCTGCCCCTTGTGACATCGGACTTCTTGCTCCACGCTTAACTCCTCTATCTAAAATCTGGGCCATCATGCGTAAATCTTTCGCGTACTTTTGACCTTGTTCTTTACCGAGCAACGGGACAAGTATCTGGCCTAATTCAGACGTACCCTCTTGTCCACCTCTTACTCCGCTCTGTACAAAATCAATAAAACGGTTTACGTCTAATCCACCTGAAAACATTGTATCCCCAGAGGTACGAGTTGTTTCAAAGTTTCTCTGGAAAAAATCTCTAGTAATTGCTGTTGCATAAGGCTGTAATTCAGGATTTTGTCGGATTACTTCTCCAAACTCTCGACGAGACATCTCAGCAGCCCCTGTTAATCGGGCGCTGCGACCTTGCAATAAAAAGTCTTTAATAAAGTCGGCGGGAGACTTGCCTAATTTCTTTTCTAAATCAGCTAAAGTTTCAGCAGTTTCAGCTATTTCTCGTTCTGCTTGATCTTGGACTTCTTGAAAATTTTTAAGTTTTAAAAACTGAGCTTCAGGAAACAGAGCTTGAAGTTGGTCTTCATTCTTTTCTATGAATTTTGCGTAGGCTTTATTTTGTTCAGCCAACGGTAAATTTCCTAAACTCTTTCGCATATTCTCTACGACAAGTTGTCGAAGGTTTTGCATACGAACAATAGAATCAGGGAGTTGGTAAATTTGATCTAGTAACTGGGTAATCTGTTTAGGACTAGACGATAAAACGAACCCAGCTATTTCTGAGGGTTCTTTATCCACTAGCTCTCGAATGAACCTACGCTCAATAGCTTTATTAGCAGAGACTAAATTCTCTTGTGCTCTAATTAGTGGCCCAGCTATTTCCTCAACTTTTTCGCCTAACAGTTTAGCAGTAGGGGCTTCTACTCCTTCCGCAGCTAGTTGTTTACGAGCTGTAAACGTAATTAGATCATCTATTTGAGCTTCTACAGCATCGCGTAAATCCATGGCAACTTGTCTAACACCACGGTCAGAACTTTCCATAAACAAGGTGTTCAGAGCATTCTGCATACCCGCTAGTTGCCCAAAACTTAAATCAGCTTGTTTTAGAAACTTTCCTTGATCGTCTACAGTTACACCTAAAAGCTGCTTTAGCATACTAACCCCGTCTCGCATCGGGATCATACTTTTAATTACATCAGACGCTTCAACTTCTCCTAAAGTTCGCATAATCGCGTCTTTATCTTCTCCAGCGTTAAACGCTGCTCGAAAAGCTGGGATAATTTTTGCTGCTGAATCAGTTTTACGGTCGTACTTAAGACCAGCTAACGCATCAATCTCTCTAGCTACTGAGTCTTTAGCAGTGTTGTATGCTTCATCAGATTGAGCTAAAAATTCAGGACTATTACGTTTAAAGACCAAGCTTCCTGATTCTTGATCCCTTGTAAAAGTAGATCCAAGCTCATCAACCGTAAGCATCTGCTCAGGAGGCTGTTCAGGTAGAACCTGATCTATAGTAGCTCCTTCCTCTATATTACGGATTTTTATTCTTGCAGCTTCAGCGGCTTGTTCAGCATATTGTTTTTGCTGGGCAGCTAAAAACTCTCTAAAATCAGTGTAAGAGATACCCTTTAACTCTGGAGCGTTTTCTGTGAGTTCTGTCCAAAAATTAAAAGCAGCGTTGGCATTATTATTAACAATGTCTTCGTATGCTTGGCGACCTTTAGATGTGGGGGACAGCTGGGCAAACAACTCTAATTCAAGAGTTTTTAAGAAATCATCTTGAGTTAACTCCCCAGCAGTAGGGCGATATTCGGCAACATTGTCTGCTACGGCAAGAGCTGCTTCTCGAGTTCTCTCTGTTAATTCTTCAGAGGTAAATTCTTCCCCTGTTCCTTTAGCTTTAATTTTATCAATCTTAGCGCGTAACCTATCTAACACATCATTCGGAATGTTCGTTCCTGTAACTCCGCGCCAAATAGCCCCTAAAGCAGCTAAAGTACCACCAATAACTGCTGCCCCAGCCCCTCCTAAAAGAGCGGCTATTTTCGCATCATCAAAAGCACGTTCAACAGAAACATCGTTAATGCCTTTTGCGTTCCCATACGCTAATTGTGCAAAACGACCCATCCCTGCACTTAACCCTGCCAGCCCTACGGTTGCTGTTCCTCGTCCAACTTTTCCCCTACGAGTAGCTTGCTCTCCTGCCTCACCAATTAATTTACCTAAACCTTTGAGACCAACAACCTCAGTAACAATAGCTGCTGTTTCTTGTCCTACCGCTGTAATAAGTTCTTCCATCCCCATTTCGTAACCGAATTGAGGACGTAAAGGAACAAACCTACCGTTCGTAGTTTCATCACGGATCGCGAGTCCCATACTAGGGTCACGTGGGTCTATATATCTAAAATCAGCGTTAGGCGATTCTTTTTCTAATAATTTTTCAGCTTCAAACGGAGTGAGATTTATTGGGAAGAAAAAAGATTTTACTCGCCAAGGAGAATTTTCATCTACAGGATCTGAACCCTGCATAAATTTTTGATAAAAGTTTTTATCCCCTTCGTAAATAACATCAGGGTCAATGCCCAACGAAACTAAACGCTGACGCTCTTCTTCATTTGTCATACTTTCGCTAAGAGTGCTATAGTCAGACTCTTGTCCAAAAGTAGACATAATATCTATTGGCAACCCTTGTTTTTCACCAATAGCTACTTGTCGTGGTTGCGTATCTAGTTGTAGAGCAGTTTGATCAACAGGATCTAATTTTTGATATCGCTGTAAATAAGTATACGTCGCATTAGTAATATCAGTATCTTGATCGTCAACTAATCCAGCAGCTGTTTCGTTTCCTTCTTCAGCTTTTTGTTGTAGATATTCTGCTTCTAAAAAAGCATTAAGGCGAACAGGGTCGTTCGCAAAAATCTCTCCTAGAGTAAAATCACCAACTGTTTGAGCAGATGTAAGTTGTTTAAATGCATCAAACTCTGGTGTTTGTAGAAAATTGTCTAAAACTTGAACGTTAGGGGTTGTGCTCATAAAGACTACCTAATACGGATTTGTAATTGTCCAGCAGGAGTTTGTGAGCCGCGACCTGTTCTAAGAGGATCTGTTTCCCTTTCACCAACCAGATTTACCTCATCTTCAGTTATACCGTAATAAGGGAAGATCTTATTCATGTATTCGTTGTAAATGCGTTCGCGTCCCCGCAATCTCTCTAATACAGGTTTGTAACGAATACGACCGTTTTCTTTATCGTATACAAAATCAGAAAACGCTGTTCCCCTAGAAGTATTAGCAATTCTCTCAAAAACATTAGAAACAGCTTTATCTTTTTCTTCTTGGGTTTTCTTAGGATCAGCAATAGTAGCTAGGTCTCCGCGACTAACGCCTAAAGTACCTACTAAATAGTCATTAGTTCGTTGAACATCCGCTGGGGTATGTGTCCTAGCGTTATTTGCTAAATCTCTAAATTCCCTAGAATCAAAATTTTGTAAACGTCCTACAACAAAATTAGTCATCTTTTTACCAACTAATTTAGCATTAGTATCACCAAAGCCTAATTGCTCTAAGAAGTTGATAACGTCTTTATCTGAAAGGGAAGTACCTGTTTGTCCATCAGCAGCAGCTGCTGCATACGCTAAACGTAACTGTCCTGCTGAAAGCAACCCACGTTTCACGATTAGATCTTGAAAAGCATCGCTTTCCAAATCCATCTCCGTTAAAGAATTAGAGAATCCTTGTTCCTTTGCTCGGGCCTGTACTACTTTTAAAGCAGAAACTAAATCTTGTTGAGCGGCTTCTTTTTCTGCATCAGTCGCTCCAGGGGTATTCATAACTTGACTGTAGTTATTAGAAGCAAGTAGTAACTTACTCATACTAACCGAAGAACCTGTTTCTTGTCCTTGGTCGTAGATAATTTGACTAACTGATCTCCCTGAGTTATTTATGATGTTATACGCAGAGTTAATTTCTTTTCGTAGTTTATCCAAGAATCCAGGAACACGACCCACGTCAGTTAGAAGCTCAGGTCTTTTTTCTGCTTCCATCGCAATCGGAATAATTTGAGAAGCTATTCCTGCTACTTCGAAAGTAGCTACTTCACGATCCAAACGGCCTTCAAATGTTTTAAATACTTGCGGGTCGCCTTTTTCACGAGCGTCTAAATCAGCTAATTCTTGGTCATAAGGAACCCAGTTATCTCCAAATTCTTCTTTTAATGAAGCTGTTGTAGTAAATTCATTAGTGCCCCTACGATTACGAGGATCTTGAATTACAACACGGCTAGTGCGCCCCTGCGGGGTTTGCATATATTCGATAGTTCCGTACCCAATCTGACCGCTATTCGTATCGAACAGTTTTACGTCTTTAGGTTTTCCAGGATCATTGTCGTCTAAGGTAAGTTCTTCACGAACGAAGTATTGGCCCTTAGGCACAGAGACTTGGCTTCCATCTTCGCCATAAACAAAATCAACGGCAGCATCTCCCTGACTCATTACATAACGAGTAGTTTTATCTGGGGAGATTAATACTTGTCGTTTTACGGGGGCAAAACTACCATCGTTTTGTAATACTGCACTATAAGAAATTTTACTGTCAAAATCGCCTACGTTAGCTTTTAATTCACCACGTTTCGTTTCTCGTGCTAAATAGGCTTTTAGACGTTGTTCATCTAAAGCACCCTCTAATTTTTTACCCGCTTGTGCTGCAGAAATAAACGCAGCTGCAGAACCATCGTCATCATCCCCTAACGCTAAGGCAGGAGCGAAAGACAATAACTCAGTTAAACCTTTCCCTAATAATGTTTTTTGTTGAGGGAGAGGCAGTGATTTTAAAGAAGCATCAACCTGTTTACTGCGTTTTTCTCTTTCTTGCATATACGGGCTTGGCCCAAGTACAACTCCTGAGTCAGGATCTTTAACAGTTCCAAACTTTTCTTCGCGTTCAGCTTTAGGCTCAAATAAAAGATTTTCTAATCCTGGGATTTTCGCTAGACCTGCGATACCCGCTTCAGCAAGAAACGGAGAAGCAGCCCCTAGCAACGCACCTGTTAATTGTTTTTTAGGCTCTTTAGTATCTCTACGAAGCTGTGGCGTAGGCGCAAATTGTCCTGAACGAATAGGATTAACTTTAGGCGCAGCAACTAGATCCGCGATTCCTCCACCACCGATATTAAATCCGAAGTTCTTAGCCATGTTACGCTCCTAACTTACGAGAAGCTCTTGGGAAACGGCTTGATAGTCCTCCACCCATGTTTCTTTTAACAGGAGCGAAACCCATCTTCCGAACAACTTCAGGAGCTTTTTTAGCTAATGCGGCTAATCCTTTATTTCCTTCAGGAATCGGTTGTCCCCCGTTTTTATATCCTGGACCATAGTTCGTATAGCTACCTGCACCGCCCATTTGAAAAGGTGTTTGTTGGGTAGTACCAGAATAACCCGTACCCCCTGCTAACGGCCCTGCCCCAGTTAAGAAGTTTGCGTAACCAGACATAAGTTGATTCGGCAAATTATATTGACCTACGAAGTTCTGATAGTTCAAATCCATCTGCGCTTGGTTTCTAGCACGATTCATCGCACCTGTTTGCATTAGAGAACTTACGTCTCCTGCTTGTAATCCTGGTCGTAACTGAGCTTGTGTGTTGTAGGCTTGAGCGCCTTGTTGTTGACCAGCTGCTAATTGCCCTGCTAATCCACTTAACCCTGAACTAGCCCCAGTTCCCATACCGTAGAGTTGCTGACCAGTCCCAGATCCCATACCGTAGATTTGCTGACCTGCCTGACCTAACGTGGCCGCAGTAGCTTGTTTAGCTGCTTGTCCTGCTTGAGCAGCACCTAGCTGTGAAGCAGCAGATTGAGAAGCTAATCCTGCTTGCGTTTGCCCAGTACCAGTCCCCATCCCGTAACGTTGTTGTGCGAGATTACTTGCCGCAGTTCCTGCCCCTGTTTCAAACCCCGCTCGTTGGCTACCTAACCCCGCTAACGTTTGTGCTAATTGAGCTTCTGCAGAACCTGCTTGTGCTCCAAGACCCGCGATCTGTGATCCTGCCCCAGCCTCAGCCCCACGTTGACGAGCGAACTCCCCCATCGCAGCATCTCTGGCTGACGTAAATCCTTGTCCACGAATACCTGCTAGAGCTTCAGCTAATCCACGGGTTTCAGCTATTTGTCTTTCTTGAGCACCTAAACGAGAACGAGACCCCCCAAAAGCGCCTGATGTAACATCGGCTGCGTCTCTAGCAATATCTTTTTGTTTAGCAGATTTTTCTAAATCTCTAATCGTTTGTTGAACAACTAAATCTTCATAAGGGTTTTGAAAACGATCAATATCTGCAGTGTCAAATCCTGCGGTGCTTGAGCGTACTTCACCTAATGCTTCTTCTAAATACGGTTGTTGTAAATCTGTTGCCCTTCGAGCAGCAGCTTCCGCATCTTCTGTACCTTTTAAACCTTCAGCACGGGCTTGAGTAAAGTAGGGTTGAGCTTGGTCTAGTCCAGCGCGTCCTTCTTGAGTGCCTTGTAAAATATTCGCAAGACCTGCTTGATATCCTTCTTCACCACGACCACGAACCCCAGCTAACGAATAAAGTAAGCCTTTTTCAGCTTCACCTGCTTTATCAACACCTCGAGTTAAAAACTCACTTCCTTGCCCAATACCTAATTTTGTATAGTCTTCACCTTGTTGTTGACCGCGAAGTAACGCGGCTTTAGCTTCAGAACTACCTCCCGCCAGCGTAGCCAAGGCTTCTTCGGTTAATCCTGCACTACGAGCTAAATAAGGAGCATATGACCCGATACCTTGGTCAGCGAGCTGCATAGCGAGTTCTTCTCTAGGAGAAAACTCTGCAATTCGATCACCTGAATAAGTAAATGGAGAGCTGTCTTCTGCCCCTAAGTTTCCAAATTGACTTCGGTAATATTGCTCTACTAAAGGCAATAATCCTACGCGAGTGCTTTGCCCAGTTTCAGGATCAATCTGTAATCCTGCATCTGCTCCTGTGAGCATATTATAAATAAGTTGATCGGGAGCCTGATAACTATATGCAGTTTCATTAGCCATGATTATTTACCAAAATTAATTTTATCGAGAGCTGCGATGCCTTTATCGAAATCACCGTTACCCATTCGTTTTACCGCTTTGTGCGACATAACGTATTCTTTATCGCTCGCCCAGATAGGTACGAGATCTTCTTTTGGGCCTCCTGGCCCATCTACTTCGCCGCCTTCTAAGAAGAGCTTACGGCCTAATACGGAGCCTTCAGGCGGCTTTCCTCCCCCCGACATACCGATACGAGGAGTCTGGACTCGCGAGGGTTGAAAACGAGGCCTAGGAGCTGAAACTACCCTTTCTGTTTCGTCTTCGCCTATTGCTTCTTTCGCTAAAATACCACCGAGAGTTCCTGCGCTTTCGCCTAATTGTTTAGCGAGTACAGGGTTTTCTTCAATAAATCGCTCAAGTGCTTCCATTTTAGTTTGAACTTGCACATTCTCTAAATCGGGGGCCGCAACATCAGGGGACATCTTAATTAAAGGAGAGTTCATCGCTGGTATTTCGGCTACAGTTTCAGCCGCAGCTGCTGTTGCCTCTTCTATTGGCATATCTAGTTGCCCATAAGTTTCAGCCAATAGCTCAGATAAATCGAAAGGAGTACCAGCTGCTGTTGCAGTACCTTCTTGCGCCTTCGTTATTTGTTGTTGTTGTAAAGGCGCATCTACTTTTTTACGGTATTGCTCGTTTATCGCTTCTACTAATCGGCTTCCCCCAAGGTTGCCGATGCCTGTATTAGCACCGTATGTAGCGTATTTATTAAGAATATCGTTAGTAATATCAGACGGAACACCAATCTCTTGATTTTGCTCTGCCATCTTACGAGCATTAGATTCAGGGTTCGCCATAGCACGAACTAATGAAGTAGTCTGTTCGTCGTCGAATAATCTAGTCATGAACTTTTCTTCTCAGGAGATTTTATCACAATGACACCACAACGTTACCGTTAGTAGCAATACTAACTGCCCCGATACTCCCTGTTGCGCTAACCCCAGAGGTGCTTGGCGTTGAAATATTCTGCCAAGAATTACCCAAATATACTTGAAGAACGTTCTCTGTGGTATTCCAAATAACATCGCCTTTTTCGAAAAACAACGTATCACGGTTAGCTGAAGTGTATTGTGGAGTACGATCAGGGTCAAAATTACCGACGTTTAGTTCTAACAGACGCATTGCTCTGTTAAACGTAGGCGCTTCTACTGTAGCTGCCGCCGCTTGAGGTAATCTTCCTGGAAGTATTCTCCCCATTAACGTCTACCGTTAGGCTGAACATCCAGCCTTGTTGCGCCAATCCTAAAACCGACTCCTAACCTATCTACAGTTTCTGCATCGTCATCAGATTCAAATCGTACCGCTGCTTGTCGGCCTCTCGCTCTCGTATCTACTTTAGTTGTCGTAGCAGAAAAAGAACTCGTTTGATCAGTAGTTAGAGTTTGTCCTGGAAAATTACGAGCTTTTAAAACTAAATTTATCTTTTGTGTTCCAGAAGAATTGCCTGTGAACTTAACGTCTGGGATAAACCGTCTAATAAATTGAAATTCTTGACCGTCTCCAATGTCGAAATCAGCACTTTCAATAAAGACATTGTTCATTGGAGAACCATCATCATCGAACCCTGTTTCATGAGAATAGAGATACGGAGTATCGCTACTTTTTCCTGCTGCTCTAGGAAAAGAAACTAATCCTTCGTCTAGCCAAGCTGTTCTCGAAAGTTCTCCGATAGTCCAAGAGCTTTCAACATAGTTGTAAGCCACGTACTTATCAATAACGGTGTTTTCGCCTGAGCAATAAAACCAGCCTACTTCATCGAATTGTTTATTAACGAACCCAAATACTTGGAACGCTTGTTTTTCGTTAAGATTATCGAAAACGAAAGCATGAACAGTACACGGAATAGGCTGTACTGAACCGTTGTACATATAGAAGCCTTTCTTATCCATCCAGAAAATACCATTAGGAGTATTTACGGCAGCATTCGGCCCAATAAGACTAACCCCTTCGTTCAGTAGAACTAAACCGAAGGTATTTGGTGGCCCAATAAACTGTAAACTGTACAAAGCAACATCAGTCCAGATTAAAGTTTCTTGACGAGCGCGTAATCCCCCGATTATTTCTGAACCAGCAGAACAACGTAATGACCCCGCAGTATTAGTAGCTAACGGTTCCCATTCAGCAGCGTTTTCTTGATCAGAAAACGCAACCAGTAACGGGTCAATAGTTCCGCTTCGTGAACCCCCACTTATCGGATCGGCACCTAAAACAATAACGTGTCTATCAATATCTGATACTAAGACTTGTAATCCTTTAGTTGGAGCCTTATTAGCCCCAGCTAAAGAGGATAAAGCAACTGCTCGGGTGTTTAATCCGTTAGTTTTATCCCAGTAATAAATACTTCCTGCGCGAGGATTAGAAATTAAATCTTCACCAAAGTTATCCATTGACCAAAGACGTAACTGGTTGGAGTCTCCTAATGAAGTTGTAGACCCCCATGTGCCAGACCCCCATGCTCCAACACTCCACCCTGTACCGTCTACGAAAACATCAAGACCAGAGTTAATTTGATAAACACCTACAACACTGCCACCGCCGTTACCGCTGTCGCTACTATTAGCAGTAACCGTGGCTCCGTCAGTATCTTTAGCAACTATTGTAAAAGTATTAGATGTAGGAACAGACACCACTTGATATTCTTGATTTAACACCGCAGCTGTAATATTCCCACCTAGACTTGCTGCCCCAGAAAAAGTAACAAAATCTCCGTCTACCGCTCCGTGTCCAGAATCTGTAACGGTGAGAGTGCTTGAACCATCAGTCGCACCAAATGTAACATCTCCCGCTGAAGTAGTTGCACGAATCGGGGTAATATCGTTATAGCTGGTTCCTTCTTGAATATACAGTTTAAACCGTGTGCCAAGCCCTAGAAGTTTCGTACCGTCTAAATCTACCCAGCCGTGAAGTTTCCTACCTGTTCCCTCGTAAGAGGTCTCAATATACTTCTGCCATCCACCTATCTTTTCCGGCAAACCTTTACGAAAACGAATTAAATTAGAATCGAACCAGCCTCCCTCAGCAGCGTAGTCAGTTCCTTCTTTATTGATCCCAGGATTAAATATGTACTTTTGAAGAGGCATTACTGATAATCTCCAGTGCGGATCATCTCAGTCACTTCTATGGCACGATTACCAACTTGCTGGCTCCAGCGACTATCCATAAACTCATCCGCTGCTATATCAAATTGTTCGCGAGACATAGCTTCTAAAGCATTTATAAAACCACGCAAACGCGTCAAACCAAGATTGAAGCATATGTCAATCATAGCGTCTTGTCGTGCTTCATTAAGAGCAGCAAACCAAAAATAAGTGTCGTTAAGTTCTTCACGAACCCTAGTTATATCGTTATTAAGAAGATAACTAACTTCGTCGTCTGATAGTCCAAGACCTGACTCTGCGATATTGCGTCCAACTCCTATGGTTTCATAGCCAGCAGAGCACATGTAAACCTTAGAGCGCACGCCCTCGTGCCGTTTCAACATATCAATCAATTGATCTGACATTTATTTCTCCCGACTTACGCCTTGCACCTTTTCGTAGGATCTCATAGCGCCGAGACCCAACATTCCCATCATAACGGGGACGAGCAGCGTAGTGTCTATTTCTGGCACCTCTACCCAGATACCCAGTATGTTTGAAAGAATCGTATTGTATAAAAGACCCAGCGCACACACCCAACCGATACAAGGTCGCCACCCAGACACAAAGATACTGTGATGCGCGGCTTCAACTTTGTTTACTTCTAACTGACCCTTCGCCAGTTCCTGCGCATGTCGCTCTGCCATTGTCGCAATCTCGTGCGCCAACGCATTCTTCTGGTCTTTGTCCTCAATTACCTTGTCTAGTAGCTGAGTAGCTGGGCCTATCAGTGATCCGAGTATGCTCATCGTTTTGCCATGTACGCTGTCGCGCCAAAGTATAGCCCTACAATGCTCGCCTGACTAAGAAACAGCATGTCGCTTAGAGAAGCCATAGTGGACAGACGGGACTCAGGGATAAATGGCATAAGTGGTAGTAAAGCGTAAACGACCATACTGCTAAGAGACACCCAAGCCATTCGGCGTTGACTATCTGCTTTCTCTTCACGCAGTTCGATTTCAACAAGCTCTTGATTTCGTGCCAATTCTTCATCGCTCACGACCCCATCTCCATCTAGGTCGTACTGAGCATACCGCGATTTAGGCTCTAATTTCTTAGGACTCATCAATCTTCATCCTTTCTGGCGGGATCACGGAACAGTATCTTGGTGCCTGCTTCTGAGGTGGGTATTTCCCTTACACGGCAATAAGTCTTGAAGTAGTTGTTGCTACTTAGTAGCTCATTGATCGCGCCAACAGACTGTGCATTAAGCGCCTTGGAGTATTCTAGGCACGAGGTCAGTTCTCTAAAGTACAACTCCTCGCCCGTGGGTTGCCCACGCTCAAGAACAATCAACACAAAAATCATCATGGTCATGCGCGTATGTCCAATGAAAACTGATCTTCAACCTTTACAATAGTAGAAAGAACTTGGCCATTTTTATAGTAGTAATAGGTCTGGCTGTATTCAGTCAACGCCTCTACTTTGTCGGTGCGGGTACGGCTAATCT